AGAGCTTGATAAAGCAAGCCCATTATCTCAAATGCTTAAACTCAATGAAGAATGGGGAGAGCTTAATAGTGCAACAGTACGCAAGGATAAAGAAAAGGTAGCTGACAGCATTGGGGATATGGTGGTTGTTTTAACCATCTTAGCCCAACAAATGGAGTTGCCTAAAATCCCTCTAACCATTAACCCAGATGAAAATGGGCAACACAATTATTATTACGTAGATGAGTGGTCAGTTGAGGTGCTTTACTTGCACATCGCAAAAGAAATTGGATTGATTGCTAATAGCTTGATTGATATTTCAACACATTTAAGCCGTATCAACTCACGTACTCAAATTCAATTAAGCATCCGTAACATTGCTATTTATCTGATGTTTGTAGCTAAGAAATTTGATTTGACATTGACAGAGTGCCTTGAAATGGCATGGAATGAAATCAAAGACCGTCAAGGAAAAATGGTAGATGGTGTGTTTGTTAAGGAGGCCGACCTATGAAAAATTACTATGTTAGCGGTAAAATTGCAAACCTTGATTTAGGAGGAAATATTAGCGCTGAAAATCCTTTTATGGCTGCTATCGTATTCAAAGAGCGATATAGCCACCTATTGGATTTTGGCTCACATATTTTACAAGTTATTGAAGTAGAGGAGGTGCAAGATGATAAATAATGTTGTTTTAGTAGGGAGGCTTACAAAAGATGCTGAACTAAGATACACACCATCTAATGTTGCAGTTGCTACCTTTACTCTTGCTGTCAATCGTCCATTTAAGAATGAAGCAGGAGAGCGAGAGGCAGACTTTATCAATTGTGTTATTTGGAGACAATCAGCAGAAAATCTTGCCAATTGGGCTAAAAAAGGCTCATTGATTGGTATTACAGGTGCAATCCAAACACGCAACTATGAAAATCAACAAGGGCAGCGCGTGTATGTCACAGAGGTTATTGCTAGTAATTTTCAACTGTTAGAAAGTCGTAGTAGCCAACAAAATAATCAAGGTTATCAAGATAATCATGGAGGCTATCAGCAACAACACAACTACGGTAATCAAGGTGGTAATTTCCAAAATGGAAACAACCAAGGTGGCTACCAATCACCATTTGATACATCGCCACAACAAGGCTCATTTTTCCAAGGGCAGACCACAAACCCTATGGACATCAGCGATGATGATTTGCCTTTCTAAGATAGGAGTTACTAGATGAACAGAGTAAAAGTTGATTTACAATGTCCATATTGTGGATTTTGCAAGATGCTAAAAACAGCATCGCATAGAAAATGCATCACATGCCCAACTTGTAAACAAGCAGTATTTTTAGCTTGGGCAACTGGTATCGAGGGTGAACTTGATAGGCATGGATATTATTTCCACGCTTACGAGCCTTTCAATATCCGGAAAATCAATCAAGAGTTTCAAGATGCCTTTGATGATGCACCACCTAAACACTCTTTCACCATCAGAAATAAGAAAGGGTGATAAGGTGCAGAAAATGATAGTATGGGCGCTGTTTGATAGTGGTAATGGCTCATACACTAAAGCTATCAACACGCTTAATAGTTCGGGGGGGGCGAAGATTGAAGTATATCCCATAGGGATTGACATAGAAAATAAGAACAATCATTTTATCCCCCTCAATCTTGCTGATTACTCACGGTTATTTGGAGATAACAAATTATTTGATACGCTTGACAAGTTACCCCATCCGGATTTGATTATAGCTAGCCCACCTTGTGAAAGCTGGTCTAATGCTAGTGCAATTGCCAATGGTAATGCTTGTTGGAAACAGGAGGATTTATCAGATAGCTTGTTTGAGCCACAAATACCACCTAGCATGTTTACCATCCGGGCAAACAAAGACTATGAGGAGGCTTATAACAATTATCAGTATGATAGGCAATTTATGAAACGTGTAAATGGGGAACTATGCGCCTTTAACACTATTGAAATCATAAAGAGATACAAGCCTAAGTATTGGATAATTGAAAATCCAGCAACAGGGAGATTATGGAAGTACATAGAAACCATTATAGGTTTTCCATTACCCTATAAAAACCCAACACGATACAACAACTATGATTACCCATTGCAAAAACCGACCAAATTTGCAAGCAACCTTTTTCTTAATCTCAATAATGAGATTAAGCCGGCAGAGGTTGAATGGGGCAATTTTTCAAAATCATACAATGAGCGGTCTAATATACCTCAAAAACTGCTTTTAGAGATATTCAAGACCGTATTAAACCAATTTGAAAAGGAAACAGAAAACAATGACCAAAATTGAGATTATTATGGCACTTACTGCTTTCATGTCTATCACATGGGCGGCAATAGTTACAATTTATGCTTTACAAGCTATCAGAAAGCATAAAGCAAAAGTAGCTTACTATCAGCAACCACAAACACAATGCGAGATTGCACGACATGTACTTAAAAGCAGATGGTACACAGACAGTAAGGAGGTTTACAAATGAAAGTTTTTGACGGTGCAAAACTGAAACAGATGCGGCTAGATGCTCAACTGACACAGTATGACCTAGCCCCTCTAACAGACATCACACAAACAAGGATAAGTGACATTGAGAGAAATGTTAGACCACCTCTAGCAAAAGAAATTGATGCCTTTATGTCCGTATTCAGAAAAGCTAAAACTGATTTTTTGAGTGATGAGAAAGATATTGTTGTTATCTCTGGCACATTCACCAAGAACAAGAAAGAGGATGTTGAAACCAACTCCTTTACAGATGCAGCAAACAAGGTAAATTCAGCTTTTACAAACCTTGGGGATGCCATGAAAGGGGAGCAACTAGAGCTATTCCCTAGTGATAAATTGCCTATTGGTAGAGACTTGACAGGTTATGTCATTCTAAATGCAGAAACCTATGCAGAATTGCTTGAGAGCCAAGAAAAATTGCATAAGTTACAAAATCTTTTGAAATAGCGAGGTCATCAATGAAAGCTGAATTATATAATGACCATTTCGAGAATGCCAAAAGATATAACATACCACGAGCGCAACTTATCATAGCTGATATACCATACAATTTAGGCAACAATGCCTATGCAAGTGACCCACGCTGGTATAAAGATGGCGACAACAAAAATGGAGAGAGTCAGCTAGCGGGTAAATCATTCTTTGATACAGATAATGATTTCAAGATTAACAATTTTTTTGACTTTTGCAGTCGCTTGTTACGCAAAGAGCCTAAAGAAAAAGGTAAAGCACCAGCCATGATTGTATTTCACGCATGGCAACAACGACAAATGGTTATTGAGTGTGGCAAAAAGCATGGTTTTAACAATGCTTATCCACTTTATTTCACGAAAAAATCAAGCCCTCAGGTGTTAAAAGCTAATATGAAAATAGTTGGAGCAGTCGAGGAGGCAACAGTTCTATATCGTGATAAATTACCCAAATTTAATAATGGGGGGGCAATGATACTCAATCATGCACCATGGGAAAAAGACAGCTCTTACCCAACTATCCATCCCACGCAAAAGCCTATCCCGGTATTAAAGCGATTGATTGAAATTTTTACAGATGAGGGTGATGTTGTTATTGACCCGGTAGCAGGTAGCGGCTCAACGCTAAGAGCTGCTATTGAAATGAATAGAAGTGCTTATGGCTTTGAAATCAAGAAAGATTTTTACAACAAAGCCAAGGAGCAAATGCTATCTAACTATCAACCAAGTTTATTTTAACGGAGGAACATCATGGAAAAGAAACTAATTGGGCTTGACTTATCCCATATCGCAGAGGGTGGACTACAAGAAAAGCTAGATAATGAGCTTGAGAAAGTCTTTGATAACATCTTAGACCTTAACACAGAGGCTAAAGCTAAACGAAAAATCACAATCACGCTTACTATGTCATCCAATGAAGAACGTACAGTAGTTGATACCATCATGGAGGTTAAATCTAAACTTGCACCACAAAATGGAGTAGCTACTACAATCCTTGTTGGTCGTGATTTTGATACAGGACAAGTACATGCTAACGAGCTAAAAAGCACAGTACCTGGTCAAATGTATTTTGACGAAAACGGAGAAATCCTAACCGATATTGGGCAACCAGTAGAGGAAATTGAGCAGCAACAACCAACAAAACCAGATATTATTGATTTCAACAAAAAGAAAGTAGGTAACTAATATGACAACAGAAAATCTTAAAGCAGCTTTGGAATACGCAGTAGAACTAAATGAGCATGGTTTGGAAATTTTAACAGCAGCAGATGGTACAGAGTATTACGATGCTAACAAATTCAACCTAAAAGAGCTTGACCCTAAGCGCTATCCAAAAACACTTGAGCTATCAACCTTGACAAGTCTTGTTGATTACCTCAAGACAGACCTAAACAATTTGAAAAATCAGCGCTTGATTGTTGCTGTTGAGAAAAACGATGAGGTTTGTGTGTGGTCTGAAAATGATGAGCTTGAGCATCGCACATTGCTTGTTGCTGTTAAAGCACGCATCCCAGAGCTATCTTTTGGGCGTTTCTTATCATCAGAGCAATTCAACATCATGTTGCAATCAAACTTTATTGATGATAACGACCGCGGCACATTGCTTGAGTTTGCTAGCGCCTTAAAAATTGAGAATGGGGCTGAAATTGAAGATAATGGCGTATCTCAAGTGGCAACTGTAAAAACAGGGGTAGCAAGTCTTGCTAAAGGCAAAGCACCAAATCCAGTTACGTTGCGCCCATATCGTACATTTAGCGAGGTTGAGCAACCAGCAAGCCTATTTGTCTTTAGGATTGATAAGCAAGCAAATATGGCTCTATTTGAGGCAGATGGCAAGCGTTGGGTAGCAGATGCAGTAGGAAACATTGCAGCTTACCTAAAAGAACAACTAGCAGACCAAGAACACATTACAGTATTAGCTTAAAACCCGGAGGAAACAAACAATGACTCAAGAAACTAAAAACACAGTAGTAGCTGAAACTATCGTAGAGAACTTGAAAGAGTTTGCTATGGAATTACATCAAACAGCTAAAAATGCAATGCTTGTTAGCCTTATTGAAAAAAATGAGGATAGCTTTGTATTAGCTAGTTTTGCCCACGATATTTCTCACGGTTTGATTGATATTTTACAAGGTCAATCAGCAGATGAGGCACTTGGAAATGTCTTTAAGGATGATGAAGATGAGGACGATGATACACCAGTTGTTGGCTCAATTGCTGTAAATCTAAAAACAGGGGATGCCAAAGGTATCGAGGACATCACAGACCCTAAACTAAAAGAACAGCTTGCAGAAGTC